CGTTATCTGGACAGCTCGCTTGCCAGTCTGTTACGAGTCTCAAGAAATCGTCTAAGTCATCCCACGAGCCTAGAACGTCGTCAAGGTCTGACCGTTCTACGTTGACTTGCTGGCTGAACTGATACATTCTGATATAAATAGCATGTCCCTGCACTACTACTGGATTTTCAGCCGTAAACGTCAGCGGGTATTGTCCGGCTATTGGCATCCAACCATGTAACGCCTTAATCAAAAATTCCTTTATGAAAACGCCTAGCTCGTCGCTATGCTGTGCGTTTACGTCTTCAGTCCGAGCAATCAGCGCGATAGTCATAGTGTGAGTCACTTCAGTAGGTGCCACACCTGCCAACGTTTCCACGCTTCCCGTTGACGTGCCAGCCATCACATAGAGCGCTATTGGTGTATCGTGCTTTGCGCTCTCGTCTATCAAGGATTGATGACCTGCGCCGTATATCTCAAATATTGGATAGTCAGGATCGCCAGAAGCGGCGGTTAACAGGTCTCTAACCGTCCTGAGCTTGTCAATAATTACTGAAGGTCTAACAAATAAAGCCATTATATTACCGCGTCCCGTACTGCTCTGTTAAGTAATTGGTGTAATAAAGTTTCGTTCTCGCTGAATGCCGGTTCGAGGACTTGCCTATTGAGCTTTGTCTTGTCTTCCAGGTACTCACCATAAGGCGCAATGTTCTGCAAATAACCTACGTCAACGCTTCCTTTCGAGTCCTGAATAACACGAACTGAGCTTGCTAGCATTCCGATATCTGTCTTTGCTGGTTCGCCGTCTGCTAACCATATAGACCACACCAGAACGCGGCGGCCCTTGCTGGATTGTCTCTATTGCATCAGCCTGCACATTGTACCCGAAAGCAAGTAGCGCCTTTTGCACGTTATGCACTGCGCTGCTGATAACAGATTTAACATGTATCTCTATGTCTTTTATGCCGCTTATGTCAACCTGTACATTTATTACGTTTGATGCCATTATACTTCTGGTAGGCTCCCTGGTGCTGGATCTATCAGCGTTGACTCTTCAGCTACTGGATATAGTTGTAGCAGTTGCCGACGCCCTAGCTCGTCCTTGTCCTGTATGCTACCAATCTGGTAACGTATGCCGCCTGTGACAGGATAAATAATAACATGTTGCTTGGTCAAGCTCGGGTATCTGCGGATCTCAACGGCATGCGTGATAGCAAAGGATTGCCCGCGATTGTCTACAATCTGCTGTCCTACCGTGTTGCTTACATCAGCGCTTATAGTGGCGACATCAGCATAAACGATATCCATTGCAGCAGTCCCCGTTTCAGAGTCCGTGCGCGTCTGTATCGTTATCCTCTGCCTAAGCTTTCCTGTGCGTGCTGCCACTATTTCCGTTTCCTTCTGCGCCTGCGCTTTTTAGGTTTGCTTTCAATACCTGGAGTAGTAAGCTCGGGTTTAGCCTTTTTGCTACCTAGTCCAACGTGTACCTGAAAGCAGTTCATCAGCCAATCATCTGCTTGAGTCGCTTCAGCTTGTCAAGACTGCGTGTCAGTCCATGGATTACTTGGACTGTGTTGGTGCCTTTAGCGTAAATCTTTTGCTTTCCTACCAATTCAATAGCCGCCAAAATGTGTTCCTCTGCTGTCATCGGCTTAACTTCTTTCTTGACTGATGCTTTTTTTTCTTTCGGTTTGGCCGCTGCTGCGTCTGCTGCCTTACTTGCTTTTGTAATTTTCTTTCCTGCCATGTCAAA